TCTTAACGGAAGCATAGGTGGAAATGATATGGCTACATGTCTTGGCGCTAATGAAACAGCACCTACTGACTATGCAGTTCCTGAAGCTGGCGATGAAATAGTATATCTTGGAAAAACGTATAACGTAGAGATGGAAGCTGGTGAATCTCCAATTATAAGAGAAGACGTAACGAGATCAACGAGTACGATATATGCGAGGGCTAAAAATGTCTAGAGGCGGATGGGTAATAACTGGTTTTGGACAAGGTAGTTCCAATGTTATTTCTGAAAACCAATTTGGAGATCTTTTCCTTTCGTCTATTATGGGATTTGCTCAAACAAAGACAAGGGAAGAAATAGAAAGAACGTTACAAAGACTAGTTATCGCAGCTAAGGAATTATGTCCTGTAAAAACTGGAGATCTTAAAGAATCAATAACATACATGATGACACCAGGGCAACCAGATGGTATTTACGGATCTGATTTACACTACGCGGGATTTGTAAATGCAGGCACTAGTAAGATGGAAGGATTCCACTTTTTAGAAGGGGCTTTAGATATTATTAAAATAGGAAATCTTGGAGGGTAAGCAATGTTATTTTTAAGATTGATGAGATGGATAGAAACACATACGATGTCCTTTGGAGATGAAATGGAACATGAGTTCGTTGATTATCGGCTTCCTATCGACCTTTTAGGTCCTTTTGAAGCACATAAGATGGGAACAATGATTAACTTGAGAAATAATCTCGGTTATGTTATAGTTAAAGAAAGTATTGAAGATATGGAGGCTGCTGTTGCATCATTGTTTGCGGCGGCCACAAAAGGTTAAAGAGATACAGTAAAGGGGTCAAAAAATGGCAGACATTTCTACACTATTAGAGACAGCGGTATATAATATCGCTAAGGCTAATAGCTCCTTGTGGAATTCAGTTGATGGCAGAATGAAACACGGAAGAGCTGCTGCCGGATGGAGTACCCCATATGTTCTGTATAGTTTTCCTAATCTCCCAAGTACGAATGTGTACAAGGAGAGTTCTCCGAGAGTATTTTCTGTAAGCATATACTTCGACGTTTTTAGTAGCGATGATTATTATGCTGCTGAAGCAGGAGCCATAGCAGGATATATACGAACTGCCTTTGATGGCGCGTCCCTGTCGTTGACTGGGTTTAACGACACGACTGTTAAAATGGTTAACGGGCGTCCAGCAGAGCAGGAGGAAACAGGATTGTGGCACATACAACTGCAATATAGCGGTATGGCTTGTGTCGCATAACTAGGAGGAATTAACTTATGAGCGTTTCTCAGGGAACATCTGGTTATTTTACGGCTGGTGCTGCTGGTGCTGCTGCCTCTGTTGGCGAGATCAACAGATGGACTATTACCAAAACATCAGACCCTATTGACGTATCGGTATTCGGCGACAGATGGCGAGATTATGTAAACGGATCTGTCGGATGGACAGTTAGCCTTAGCGGGTTCTTTGACTGTTCAGACACTGCGCAAGGGGCGATTGAGGATAGTATCGACGCGGGGACTTCGATAGAGATCTACGCCCACATCGACGGAACTAAGTATTACTACGGTCTTGCATTTGTAACTAATATTACCGTTGAAGACACACATGACGGAGTCGTTACTGCTTCGTTTGATGCACAGGGTTCTGGAGAACTGTACCAAACCTGCGTGTAACACTATTGGGGTCTGGCTTTTCGTCAGGCCCCTTTTTATTTAACTACCTTGACAATTACTGTAAAATTGTGTATAATTAAGAATGGATAAAGAAACGAAGAAATGCACTAAGTGTGGAGAATTGAAGCATTTGTCTGAGTTTTATCATAATAAGAACACGAAAGACGGTCACCATTCTTCGTGCAAGGCGTGTGATGAGGAGTATACGCGCAATCATCCGAGAGCGAAACAAAAAGAGAAGGAATATAGTCGTAGATATTATGTGAATCATCAGGATGAAGTGTTGGAGCGTAATCGTAAGTGGCGGGATGACAATCCAGAGAAATTTGCCGACAGCAAGCGTAAGTATTACGAAGAAAACAAAGAAAGTATTTTAGAAAAGAATATGGAATGGTATAAAGCGAATAGTAAAAGACATAACGAAGGAGTGCGAAAATACAGAAACAAGAGGAGAAAGGAAGATGTTCAATTTAGTTTGGCTTGCGCTCTTCGCTCTAGGTTAAGTAACGCGGTTAGAATGGGGCAAAAAGCTGGATCTGCTGTTAGCGATTTAGGATGTTCAATATGTGAGTTAAAAGAATATTTAGAGACTCGATTTGAGAAAGGCATGTCTTGGGGTAATTGGACTACCGATGGTTGGCACATTGACCATATTCTACCGCTATCGTCATTTGATTTAACAGATAGGGAACAGTTGCTAAAAGCATGTCACTACACAAACCTTCAGCCGCTTTGGGCGTGGGAGAACTTTAAAAAAGGAAGCAAAATAATAGGAGAGTGAAAAAATAATGCGCGTGTTGGTAGGAATCTCAACAGAACAAAACATAACAAACCCAACAATGGGATCTGAGCGTCAAACGCTTGGGTACTCTAATGCTCTTGCCTCTATAGGTCATTCAGTGTACCTAGTAAATCTTTTAAAGGGATCTCCAGATTGGTCTATTGATTACGATGTCTGCATGTTGATAAATGCGTCTGGCCTTAAGGGTCCATACATTCTAACAGCCCAACTCTGTAGAGAAAAAGGAATTCCTGTTCTAGCAGCCCCTGTGTACTGGCCAACCGACGAAGTTCAAAAAGAAATAATGAAACTTGATGGATTCTCAGAAGAAGGAGAAGCTCTCGCTAATAAGTTTTCAATGCATATAAGCGGAGTCGCCGCTATGTTGCCAGAAGCTGATTGGCTACTTCCTAATGCACAGTTAGAGATGGATCAAGTTGCTAAGTTATTTTCAGATGGAGAGGAGTTTAAGTACAGAGTTATCCATAATGGAATAGATGTAGAGAACGAGATAATGCCAGCACTTAACGATAGTGATATTCGCTTTGACAAGAGGCTTGAAGCCCTTCTGCACGATAGGTTCGTACTATGTGTGGGTAGAATTGAGGCTAGAAAAAATCAGGGAGCTTTAGTAGAGGCTATGAGGCCTTTGTGGGAAGAAGATCCAGATTTGCAACTAGTCCTTATGGGTGATAGATCAGCGCCATATGTTAAGCACATAAAAGAAGACTTGAAAGGTAAGAATGTTTTATTCTGTCCTTCTGCTCCTCCAGGAACTGTCATGAGAATGATGCGCCGTGCGAGTGCGCATTGTCTTCTATCATTCCTTGAAACGCCAGGTTTGGTCAACCTTGAAGCGGCTGCTCTTGAGACACCAATCGTGATGTCTGATAGAGGATCAGTAAGAGAGTATTTCGGAGAAAGACAGGGAGTTTTATATTGCGAACCAACAGACATCCCTTCTGTAACTGAAGCTCTTAGAAGTGCTTTGGCTTGTGGAAAGGTAAAAAGTCTTGGAGAGTTCGTCAGAAGCGAGTATTCGTACATAAGAATAGCAAAAAACTTAGAAAAAACATACATTATGGCTAAAACCCTTTACATTTAACATAAAATAGTGTATAATAGGGAATACAAAAGGGAGGTATTATGGATCTAGGAAATCTAAGAAGCAAGATTAGTGAAAAATATGCAGAAGGAAACGTTAAGACTGACGAGGGCGAGAATATTGTCCTCAGATTCCCGTTGCTAACTGTAGGAGATTGGGGAGAGCTTAAAGATAAGACGGGGGTTGATATTTGGGAGATTCTCCTATCTGTTAGTTCTGGCGTAGATGAAAGCAAGGTTGCAAATATGACGTCACTAGAAATCGAAGACATGCAGAAACAGTCTAGTCTTAACTTGCTAAAGAAAATAGACCAGAAGACTCAGGTTCTAATGATCTATTTCTCTCTAAGACGATGCCATGACAATGTAACACCTGACAATGTTGACTATATCATTACATATGGAATGGACCAGCAAGAATACATCAAGGTAGTAAATTTCTTAATCTATGGTATTACTAGCGAACAAATCAGTCAGATTAAGGACTCCGCTGATACAAAAAACGCGCCAAAGCCCAAGGCCAAGAAAAAGGTAAGCGCGACCTCGAAGGACGAACAATAAGCTGGGGCGGAATAAAGGTCTTCTTTAGAAGATGGTATTCAATATCTGAAGAGGACATTTGTAAGATGCATTGGGTAGAATTTATAGAACACGCTCAGGGTGTCATGATTTTTGAGAATTTGGAGAATTTTCGCATGGCACAGCCTATGACCGACGCTTCTGGGTCACAGCAATTTAGGCGTGGACAGAAAGCTCAACTTGACTTTATCTGGCGTACTATGTTTCCAAGGTCTAAAGAATACCTTGAAGAGGAACACGATAAAAGAGACAAGTTTAAGGCAAACAAAGCTGTCTATAGGAAAATACAAGACGATATTAACCGGGAGCGGGGGTTTGACGTATAAATGCCAGCAATCGGACAAGCAATGGGTATGGGTGGAGGTGTCATTGGCTCTGCGGTAATTCGCGTAGCAGCAGACACCTCTAACCTTATTTCAGGCGTCAAGGCCTCCACCTCTGCTCTTAGAAAGATGGCAATGACTGGAACTCTTATCTATGCCATTGCAACAGCAGTAAAAGCAATAACCTCTGAGTTTATCGCTTTTGATAAAGCCATGCATAACACATGGACTTTGATAGATGGAACAGAGAAGAAGATGCAGTCTCTTGGAAAACAAACAAGAGCAATGGCTAGAGAATTCAACGTTGGTAGTACAGAAGCACAGCAGAGCTTATATCAAATATATAGCGCTGTGTTTTACGGAAAAGATGCGTTTAATATACTAGAACAGTCAATTAAAGGTGCTGCTGCTGGTCTTGCATCACTATTCTCAACAGTAGACATGATTACAACAGTTCTTAACGCCTACAGCCTTGCTGCGGGTGAAGCTGCTCATGTAAACGACCTATTGTTTACGGCTATTAAGTTCGGTAAATGTTTGAGCGGAGACACTCGTGTTTTATTATCTGATGGAAGATATAAGCGAATTGATGAGTTACAGGATGGGGCTGATATAGTTTCATTTGATGGCCGTGGTTTTGTGTCTAAGAAGGCAGAATGGGTTTATCAGGGAATTAAGCCTACGGTAAGATTAGAAACTCATCTAGGAAGAGAGATTACAACTACCTGGAATCATCCGTACTTAACAAAAGATGGATGGAAAAAGGTTTCTGAATTAGATATTGGTGACGAAATAGCAATTCCAATCCATCTGCCATATTTTGGTAAAAAATCAGTGAGTAAGAACAAGGCAGCTTTTCTTGGTTTGTGGTTAGCAGAG